ATGAAGAGTAAAGCTGTAAAAGTCGTTTTCGACAGAAGAAAGGAAGCAGCCAAAAAGGGTTATGGCTACGTTGATGTTGTAGTAAATCTGGGCAAAAAGGTCCGTAAATACGTTCTTATAGGGACATCAACTCCCGAGGAATGGGAAAAAGATTCCAATTCTTCAGAAGTAAAAGCTGTGGTAGAGAAATGTGAAAACATTCTCGTCACCATGAACGTGCTTGGTGAGGAATCGAATGTTGAAAATTTCAACAAGCATTTCTACGAAGAACAAGCAAAAAACAATGAGCCAGAACTTTCACCCGAAGAGATCTTAGCTCAAAAAGATTTCATCGCCTACTGCGAGGAAGCCTTGGCAGCCGAGGACATTAAAATCGGCACGCGCAAGCACAAGCAAGTAGTGATTGATGCTGTCAAGACCTACGGCAAACTAAAGACGTATGGCGACTTGACCCCCAAGAACATTCTTGCCTTTGACCGATGGCTGCACAATGGCGAGCGGAGTGACGTCACCATCTATGGCTACCACAAACGCCTGAAGAAATGGGTGGGCGAACTGGCACGATTGGACGAGATACCGCGCAATCCTTACAAAATTGTGAGTGTTACCCGTGGCAAGAGCAAAGAGCGCCAACCTCTACTTGAAACCGAATTGAAGAAAATGCGCGACTATCCCTTTGATGGAAAGTTGGAACGGGTGCGCGACCTCTTCATCTTCTCCGCTTATACAGGTCTTGCTTTCTGCGATGTGCAGAACTTTGACTATCAGTCTATGACGGTGAAGGAGGGTGATTTGGTTTTCATTGATGGAAACCGCATCAAAACCGATACGAAATTCTTCACCCCTATCCTTGCGCCAGCTATGGAAGTGTTGAAAAAATATGACTTCAAATTGCCCAAGATTTCCAACCAAAAGGCAAATGATTACCTTCACTTGATACAAGCACAGCTTGGCATCAAGAAGAATCTGACCTTCCACGTAGCCCGCCACAGCTTTGCCACACTCGCCTTGGCGCATGATGTCCCCATCGAAAATGTAGCCCGAATGCTCGGACATGAGGAAATTCGGACCACACAGATTTACGCAAAGGTTTTGCGTACCACCATCGAGCGCCATGCCACCGCACTCCAAGGCGCCATCATCTGAACTTTATTCATCTTCATCTAAAACACGATAAAACGTGCCTTTCAATAGCTGCGCCATTCCACTCTCCTTGAATGTCGCAGTTATTTTTTCGCATACATACTTGCCTCCCCTTATATAATATAAGGCACGTGGGTCGGGCAAAGTATCAGACAAGAACGAGAACTGATACTTTTTCTTGCCATCTATTTTGTACAACACTTCGCGTTTCTCCTCCCACATTCCCTCATTCAAACGAAGTGAAAAAGGCGTGACGAAAGCCTGGAACTCATCTGAGACTTCCACAAAATTCACCACAGGGTGCGGCATATACGGCTTGAAGTACTGCACCCCGTTCCAAAAGCCCATATATATTTGGTCAAAGTAAGCGTCCGTGTTCTTGTTCTCCCCCTTGGCAATGGTACGGCTTGCCGCACCTTGTGCCAAATCACCTGCATCGTAGTCAATGGTGTTGGCTGACGTTGAGCTGCCAAACACACGATCAGAACGATTACCACTTGAAGAACCGCTCCCATCTTCTGTCAGTGTCCAATTCTCACTGCTTCCCATCTCGCCACAATTCATGAAAAGCATATTGCCGTGACTGTCTCCCGTCCCCTCAATCCAAGCAGGCACAATTTTCAGTTCCAAGTCCTTTGCATTCTTGTCCGCAAAGCGTTCCCCATAGGCATTGACGGGGAGCAAACGATTGTAATAGCGATACCACTTCGTTTTCGTCTTGTCTGAAAAGCCCGAAGTACCCTCCATCACAAACTCTGACTTGTAGCAGTACATGACAAAGAATGTGCGGTTTTCCTTGACATAAAACAATTTGTGTCCATCAGAGCCATATTTGTAGCCACGTACATATTGCGTGCTGCTGGCGTTCGGTCTTGTTTGCCTTGTGTACACCCCACTTATTTTAAGCGACTTTGCCGCCTCCAACAAATCTGCCATTTTATCATAAACCTTGGCATCCTTGCCATATTTGCGAATGTACCAATCACACGAATGGTATGCCCAAAGCAAACTTCCATTGTCCTCATACTTCACATTCACACTACCCAAGTATTCCGACTTGTCCTCCTGCGTGACTTGGGTGGTATAACTGTCCACCACCTTGTCCAACAGAACCTCATTTGCTTCCGTGGCAATGGCATCAGAGAATTTGAAAGAAATCGTTTTCTGCTTGTGGTTGATGGTGAAATCCCCAAACAGGAACTTCTCCAGCTCTTCAAAGAACTCCGTCAGCGTCCAATGTGGCAAAGCAAGTGCAAAGTTATAAGCGCCCCATGCAGCAGGCAAGGTGTTGCATATAAGGAGATTAACAAAGGCAGAGTTTTTCAACGCCATGAAATCCCACTTATAACCCACCTGCTTGCATATCCTGTAAAGGATATACAGCAAGTAAGGCTGAAACGACAAAGCCTGTGCTCCCGTTTGCGCATTGGTTTCATGCGGCCAAATAAATTCATTCTTTTCTGCACTCCACACCATTTCATTCTGAATGTTCCCCGAAGTGTTATTCACCCAGGGCAACGGGATCCAGAAATTATCAGGGTATGGGCGCATATCGTCCATGCAATGCCCTGCAACCGCCACGCGGCTTGTAGGATAGTCCAAATCCAGCTCATTCAAATAAATATCATCGAATGTCTCATCAAAGTTTTGCTCACTGCGTCCCTCCAAAAATTGCGTTTTGACTTCCACATCTGATATTTCCGTAATGGTGATGGTGCCACTCCGATAAAAGTCACGATCGCGAATTTCGCAATCGAACACCACCTTGTTCTTTGCCACATCTGCGCGGTGGATATGCCCAAATATCGCGATGTTTTGGGCACACCCTCGCAAAGGGAAAGTGATCGTCAGCGTATAGCTGTCACTTCCCGTAAATAATCTATTCTCGGCAATAAAATCAAACGATGTGCCTTCCTTCAATACGGCTTGTTGGTTGTTGATGATGATTTCCATTTTTATTATCTTTGCAAAATGAAACGTGCCATAATTATAATACTTGTAAGTTTAATACTCTTTTTGGCAATTCTTGCTTTGGGGTTCTTTTGGTCTCTTCCATTATCGCTTATATTTCTGTTTATTGGAAGTATTGCATTGTTTATTTCATGCGTATATGTAAAGGAAGAATCCACAAGAAGAGTTTTTGCTGCTATTTTATGCAGTTTGCTTATCACATGGTGCTTGCTGCTGTTATTCTTTTTTGTTGCAATGTATATGATGATGGATCGCAAAAGTTATTGAGCATTCATTTTCTTCTGCTTTTCGGAGATTTATTTCTAATCAACGTATCGTATTCCTCTTGCGCCTGTTTGATGCCCGTGTCACCTGTGACTGTGTTCACAGTGACAAAAGGCTCGTTTAATCTTTGATTTAGTCGGTTCATTGTCTCTTCGTACTTACTGAGTACAGCTGCGCTCTGTGCCAAAGCTGCCGAAGCTACATTATCCGTTGGGGCTTGAATAATTACAGGTTGCGGTGAAGGCGAAGCCACCGCACCTGTTCCTATAATTGCTCGTGAAACATCATCGGCTCGCAAGGATCCGATGGTGTTAGTCCTTTGTGCATAGTCCAAAGCGTTAATCAAAGGTCTTGCTACAGGTGATGCAAGCAACTTTTGCGATGCCACCCACTCCCCGGCATGGACTACGCCCACTTCTTCGTTTACTCTGCCTTGCGGAGTAAAACCACCTTGCGCATATCCTTGTGCCTCACTTGCCTGTTGTTGCTTTTTGATCGCGGCAATCTGTATCATGCCCGCAGCAATAGCCATAGCCGCTGCAATAGGTGCCATGATATAACCGACCACAGGAATAGCCGCTGCCGAACCATAAGCAGAGATCGCGTTTTGGGCCGTCTGCGCCACCGCTTGAATGACCTGCATGGCAAACAACTTTTTGTTCGCCTCGTTCTTCGCTTTGGCAAGGGCGGCTTGCTTCTCCTTTTCAAGCTTCGCCACCTTGTAGTTATTACCCTCTGCCGCAGAAATCTCCGCTGAATAGCGGGCATTGATGGCGGCAGTTTCCTTCTCGAGTTCCGCCTGGACGAGAGAAGAAACGCCACTGAATATCTCTCCCATACCACTCATGACAGTGGAGAACGATTGCGTAACGGCTTGCCCGGCATCGCTCTCCAACCAATTAGCCAATTTCTCATTGGCTTTCTCCATGCCGTTCTTAGTCACACCAATACTATCAATGGCATACTTCTTACGCAAAGCCAGCTTTGCCTTTTCAAAGGCTTCCTCAATGCGCAATTTCTCTGCCGCATTGTCGCCAGCGGCCTTTACTTCAGCATGATATACCTGTTCCAAAGCAGCCATATCACTATCGTACTTAGTCAAACGTTCATCAGCGTTCATGCCAAAGTACTCCTCTTTAAGTTGCTGTTTTACTTGTTGTTGGCGTTGGATAATCTTCTGTTGATTAGCAAACACCTTGTTCTGATATTCCTTTTCAGCTGCAAGTCTTTCCTTGGTGCCTTCCTTGTAAAGCTGCACCACTTTGCGAAGATGTTCCAACTCAGCCAACTCCACTGCATCTTCGTAGGTCTTGGTATCAGACAAACCATCAATATAGCGTTGCTTCAACTCCGCGAGTTGCGCATTATACGCTTTATCTTCCGCCTCTCTACTCGCATTTGTAGCGTTCTCTTAATGCGGCTTGTTCTTGGTCATTCCCACGCATCGGCATTAAATCTTAAATCCGTAAACGTGTCCACAGCAATTTGGAAATAGGCACAAGCGCAGCCCGAAAAGAAATACTCGTTCATTTCGTTGAACGTGATGCGTTCATCGAGGTAAATGCACGATTGTTCTAATCGTGTCCGTTCAAGAATGAGTTGGCTCATGAATTGGCGGAACACCTCTCGAAGTGTTTCCATGCAACTTAGCCTTGCCTCCATGTCATCTATGGCATGGCGTATGGCAAGAAAGATGGTTTTTACGCGCCTTGTGTGTGGGGTGTTGGCGAGAGCGATATAGCCTTGACTCATGTCGCTCACACAGACAAAAGCCGTGGTGCTTTGCATGGCTTGCAGAGCCTCTTCAAAGCCTTCCAAGCCCGACACACGGCAGAAAGAAAAGCCTTGTGCGGTGGCGAACTTGTTGCAGGCAACCAAGTCTTGAAAGAATGCCGTGGCATTCCAATTGAGATTTGATTTCATAAGGTGACATGATTAGATATTTATTACTATCTTTGCGATGTGGGGGGAGCGTTTAATCCCTTTAGGGACACGTCCCCCATTCCAGCCAAGGCATTTGCTTTGGCTTTTTTATTTAAGTTGGTTACGCAATTCTTGTGCTTCCTGAGCCTTGGCATCAAGTTCCGTTAAGGCACGCCAGCAATTCATTTGCAGAATGGCTGCCTCCTTGGTGATGTCGCCTCCTGTGAGCGCACGGATTTGTGCGTTCATCGCCTGTCGGAGTTCCTCTCCGACCCCCAAATCAGCACTCCCCAAGAGATTGCTTTTCTCTTGGGGTATGTTGGTGAAGAAATGTGGGAACATACGGGTGAAGTTCGCTTTGACGGAAGCGAACCAATAGAATACAGAAAGCAGTTCTGCTTTCTCCAAACAAGCTTTGTCCGAAAGTTTCGGATAAAGCAAATGCGCCATCTCCGCAAGGCATTCCATGCTTTGCGTGTGCAGAAAACCTTGGTAATAGTTCTCGCAAGCAAGATAGTCCTCAAAGGGGACGGTTTGCAAATCGGCAGTAACTGCCAATGCACCGCCAATGACAGAAATGCGCACAGGCTTGGGAGCGAAGTTCTCCAAGAACGCGAGTTGTCGTGCAGCAAAGGTGATTTGCCAATCGGCAAGCACCACTTGGCGTTTGCTTTTTCTGTTCTTGACCAAACAGGAGTGTTTGTCTGCATGACAAAGCACAACAATTTCAGCCCATTTGCAAACGCAAAGGGCTAACACTTCATTCATCGGCAAATCGCGTGCGACTTGTCGGAAGAAAAACAGCAATTGCTGGTCGGACAGTTCCGACCATGACTTGGGCAGGGATAAAGAAAATGCTTCCATACCGCGAAAGTATGGAAGCATTGAATGGGGAGAAAAGACAACAATCTATCCATTCTTGAAATTATCAAAGAATTTTATTTTAAGAGCAAGGGCAACAGACATCTTCTCTTTGGGCATTTCACCCTCTAAAACCAATATAGTTTTCACCTTATTGTGTTCCACTCTTACAGATTGCTCTGCATTTAATACAGCGTTGTATTTTACACATTGGTAAATACCACGCAAGATGTCAGCTTTATCTGATATAGCAGATTTTATTTCAACCGCAATTTGTGTTTTATCTTTCAAGCGAAAGTAAACATCAAGTCTGTCACCAGAAAGAAGTCCGTATTCCATAGACTTAAAATCGACATTTCTAATGCCGATAGACTCTGGATTATCATAAATAAATTGTTTGAGTTCTTTGTGGCGAGGTCCTTCTGAACCATTCCTTGAAAACGCACCTTTACGAATGACGTTTTCATCAGAACTATTGTCTGGTATTTTATAAGGTTTTAATCCTAACTTATTGAGGACTAAATCCCATTTTCCATAGTGTTGAGCATCTGTATTGACTTTTTGAACAACTTCCTTTTTTCCTTCAAAACTAAGTTTGTTATAGTTGGGTTCTACATAATCGAAGCCGTGTTCAGGAAGTCCTGATTGTTTAGATTTAACTAATCCATTTAGAGATGGGACATCCTTAAATCCTTTTTCTTTACGTAGTTCTTCAAAAATATCATGAATTAGACCAAGAACACGACCTATCCTATCTGTCTTATGTCCAACCGCTTTTGACAAGTCACTATAATAATGCGCTTTGTTGTCATTGCTCGATTTAGCCCAATAAACAAGCACTGGTATCATTTTCTGTGCCCATTGTGGATTTTTGTGCGTATCATCGTGCAACAATTCTAAGTATATTGGATTTTTCATTCGCTTTTACAGATTTGTTTTACACGACAAATATACAACATTAGAACCAATACCCACCTTTCCTTTTGTCATTCTTATATCCATGATTTTCAAAGAGAGCAGCGGTTTCTGACTGCTTCCACTCCTCAAAAATGCCATCGGGAGCATTGCGGAGGGAGTTCACGACCTCAATGCAAGATGGTATGGGGACGTCTCCTTCTTCCCGTAACATATACAGTTCAATTGCGAAGATGTGCCTCCAGGCACGCTTGTAGTGCGGTGCAGATGAGGTCTCGCCCCATTTGCTCAATAGCTCTGCTTGGCGCAGAGTCGCCAAGAGTTCACAGGAGAAGAAATCATGCGCCAATCGTTCCTCGATGGCGACTTGCTTCTCATGAATGACTTGATATTGTTGCCAAGAGTGGTCGGTGCTGCCGAGTTTCCGAGGCAGATCCAACCACGGGTAAAGCGTCTGGCTCCAGTATTGGCATGGGTCGCTTGTCGCCCATGTCGCTTCCTGCGTCAGTAACGGCAACAATACCGCAAGCGTGTCATCACGCATTTTCTCCAACGACAGGAGCAAGCGTTCCACGCGCTCCTTACTGGCAGGGGCTATATTGGTGTTTGAAACAACACCAAATCCATTGGGTGTAAGCACCAAATCTAATTGTGGCACGACATGGAGCATGGCTTCTGCCGCCACCGCCATACGCGCGTAATGCAACAACTTGTTGGTGGCATCCTCATGGGGCAGTTTCGCAAGAACTGCCTCAGAAAGGAACGTGGTCGTAAGCCACGCTTCCGCCACCTCCAAGTGCGGAGCAATCTTATCAAAGAGCAAGGTCTCGCCTTGCACAGACTTCAACACATTCGGCACGAATTGCAGAAGCACATTGTTATCGGGTATCAACAGAGACATAGTAGTTTTGAGGTTTTAGGTTATGAGGTTACTCTTCTGTGCTTACCTGCTTTGCGTCCTTATTTTCATCGAGTGTCGTAAGCTGGATAAACGGACAGTCGGGATAAGCCCCGTCCCACTTGTTGAACCTTATAATCAATCGGTGTACATTAAACAAAAGGTCGTGATACGGCTTTTGCAAGGCTTGTGCAATCGTGTAAAGCTCGCGCTTGTCGCTGCCCGAATTATTCGTCTGCGATTTGCCCGGCACAGAACCCACAAGGTTTGAGTGCACACGCATGGTAAAGCACATCATGTTCACCGCCTCGATGATGTCCGTAGCCCAGTCGCCACCCTCCTTGTCCGTCTCAATCTTGTTGATCACCACATCATGCTGTTCCTCCCCGTTGGGAGACACATAAAACTCCGAGAAAAGCACCTTGCCCGAATTTTCCATGCCCGTGAGGAAATTGATGATGTTGTCCTTCTCCTCATTCACGCGCTCCTGCTGCTTCACGCGGTCGGTAATGCCCTCCGCCTTGAAGATATTGCTCCAAAACGATTTGGCAATCTCAATGTGGTACTTGATAGGCGCAGAATTTTTCAACTTAGCCTCCTTTGCCACCCCGATGAGTTGCTTGATATTGTACCACTTTCCCTTGAAGAGCGAGGCATAATAAGGAATGGGATAATACGTGCTGTCAGGCGTCGGCACACGGCTGACCACGGCAAACTTGCGCTTGCCCTTCTTCACTTGTGCTTGCAAGTCCGTCCACGGACTTTGCGGGTTGAGCAGTGGAATCACCTCCACCTGTTCCGCCCGCACTGAGTTGCGCCAATTCGCGTATAACACTTGTGGTATCACGCCTTCCTTGTTGGCAGGGGCAAAGCGAACATAGCAAGCCTCCTTGCGCAGCACCCTCACCACCTTGTTGCCTTGTTCATTGAGAATAATCACGCTCACGGCAAAGCCGAAGTGTTTGAAATCCTGGCAAACACCGAGGAAATAGCTCGCCATGTCGTTATCCAAGAAGAACTTCTCGACCTCGTTCGCCACATTCCGTTTGCACATTTCATCAGTTTGGTAGACCAGTCCCGATCCATAGCACACCTCTGCATTGAACATCTGACAAGTGCTCAGAGTCTCATCACTTTCAATCAGATTGATAATGTCATACGGCATCTGGTCGTCCGCTCCCCAAGGCATATAGCTCACCTTGTCGCTCACATGGCGCGGTGAAATCTCCTCCGCTTCCTTGAAAACCTCGCTGCTCTTGGTGGTGAACGCTGCTGCGGCATGATAGCCGGGCAGATCGTTCACGCCTGTTATGTGTAGATAATTGAAATCACCCATAGTTTTGACTTTTTAATGCAAAACTATGGGCGATGGAGTATTTAAGAAAAGACGAGGCTATTCAGCCATTGTTTGCACCTTGTCTTCTATAAATTGAATTTTGGTATATAAAATATCAATTTGTCACGAAATTCTCTTATTGCATTTTTAATGCAGGTTCTGTTGTATATCATTTAAAAAATAATAAGAATAAAACCCGTGGGTTGTTGTGTCTCACTCACGGATTTTATAGATATTTTCTCCTAACTAATTATACATTCTTTTTATAGCAAAAATCTTTGTAATTAAGGTTCTTGTAATTTCCTACTAGACTTTTCATCACACTTATAATGTAAATTTCCAGAAGAATCTGTATAAAAATACTTTATTATATTTACTTTAGCTCCCATCCCGTCATGTCTTATTACATATTGGGTGTTTGGTAATAGCCTTATATAGGAAGGATTATACCGAAATTCTTGCTTATAAGAAGACGATTCTATCGCTTCAAATTTCTTTGATATTCTTTTTTTTAAACAAATAGTATCCACCTCTCTACATGTTCCCTTTGTCCGCCGAAAGAAGTCATATGTATAAGATTTGCTAAAGCTATCTAATGGCTCAATAGAAAAATGCAACAGATTATAAATATAAAAAGTCTGTTCCTTTTCATTGAATTCTACATCATGATTGTCACATGAACAAATCAAAAATAAACACATGAAAATTTCTATTATATATTTCATTCTCAAAAATCTATTGTGAATAGCCAAATCTTGACCATTCTTGTTAAACTTGTTTGTTAAGACATTTTTTATATTGGGCATTGCGACCACCATAGTAATACTTCACGTTGTTCTCCGTGTGGTCAGGATAGTTGATACCCGTCAGACGCTGATAGTAATAATCGTAGGTGATAAACTTGCCTTCCTTTGCAAGGTTGGCAGTCTGCTTGGTCAGCACATTGCCGAGAGCATCATAAGTGAAACTTGTGATGCCGCTTGCAGGATGGTTCACCTCTGTACGGCGGTCACCCATGTCGTAAGTGGATGTGGTAACAGGAAATCCGCCGACATTCCGAAGTTCGGTAATATGGTTTATGATATATCGTTTCATATGCGAATATTCTCAATTTAAATCGGGTCAATCTGAAAATATCGGGAATATTTTATTGAATCATAATTTTCAATTATAAAATAGGCTGTGCCATTTTAACACTGCCTATTTTGTCTATCAGATATATCCTCTTGTCATCAATTTGTATGTCAATATTCCAATAATCTCAACACTTATAATAACAAAATTAAGACCCAAAGAAATAAAAATATTCTTACGGGTAACCCTAACATTCAATAGTATTCTTTTTATAATTACATAAAGCAACATTATTAAAGACATTACGAATGAAGTTATAACAAACGAAATACATCCTTTAATGAAAATGATACGAGAAGGATCGCTATG